CTAGAGCCATTCAATAGTAACTTGTTCATCGTCGATATAAATCTTATTAATTAGTGATTTTAAATAAAGTTGCTTTTCTCTGAACTCTAAAGAGTTAAAATCAACTGTTGCTAAATCAGCTAAATTTTCTTGTATCTTTTTATTTTTCTTCAATTCTTCGTTAGCTTCTATTTGTGCTTCATAATAATTAATTTGAGCATCTATATCAGACATCATAGCATCAAGTTCTGAAACTTCGTAAGAACCGCTGATATATAAATCAAAAAGCCGCTTCTTTTTTGTGTGTTCTATTTTAAGTTTTTCATTTAAGCTATCTAATTCATCTTCTTTATCTACATTCCTAGAAGCGAAACTATAGTTATTCACGCGATCAATAATTAATTCCTCGAGTTTGTCAGCTCTCCAAATTTTATTTCCGCATTTTTCTAGTTCATGAGTATGTTTGTAAGTCTTGCAACTATAATATCTATAATGATATTTTTTTCCGCGGGATACAGTATCTTTTCTCCTATGAACAAACCCTAGTCCACATTTTCCGCACACTACCAAATTATTTAGCAACGATGCTGAATCTCTATTCATATTCGGATTCTTACCCATGCGAGAAAATATTTCTTGAACTCGATAAAATTGTTCCTCTGAAATAATAGGCTCATGAACACCTTTTGTATGCACTTTATCCGCATAAGATACATAGCCACAGTATAAATCATTAGTCAGCCAATTGTTGTAACTGCTATATGATTTCACTTTGAATCCTATTTTTTTTAGTCTCTTCTGTAAAGTTGTAATGCTTTTTTCTTCCTCAAAAATATCATAAATCATTTGTAATTGTTTTGCTTCTTCTTCATTAATATATAATTTAGTGTCTATAACGTCATAGCCAAATGTTCGTCCTTTGGCTGTTGTAAGAGGAAGCCCTGCTTCAATACGCTTAATTTTCCCCATAACCATGCGATCTCGTATTGTTTCGCGTTCTAATTGTGCGAACACGGACAATATACCAATCATTGCACGACCGAAAGGAGAACTTGTATCAAGCGTTTCAGATAAACTAACAAACTCTACATTGTTTTTTAAGAAGTATTCTTCAATAAGCGTTATCGTATCTCTTTGCGAGCGGGATAGTCTGTCTAATCGATATACGACTACAGCATCAATTTCATGTAATTTACTTAGCATTTCATTTAGTGCGGGACGATTCATATTTGAGCCGGAGTATCCGCCGTCAATGAAAATATCGTATACGTCCCAGTCCTTCGAGCGGCACAAGGCTGTTAGCTTTTCAGTTTGAGCTTGTATAGAGTAATTCTCTATTTGTTCTTGAGTAGATACGCGTATATAAATAGCTGCCTTCATTTCCGTTCTCCTTTCGCACATACGTTCTTTTTTTGGTAAAAAGAAAAGCCCGGAGGCTTTCTTTAGTTATATGTTTTTTAAACCATAAGGCATCATTTCTTTTGCTTTAGAGTTTAAATTTCTTTTCTTATTAAGCTCTTTTTTATATAAATCAAAGTCTTTTTGAACGTACGCAAGTTTGCTGGCGAGGTCATATGCTTTGTTAGAGTATTTTTTTAGATTATTTTGATCTAATATTATAGTTTTATTGTATGTTCCACTATCCATTAATAAGGAATATAGTTTGTCTAGCTCTTTATTATCGATCGATGATATATCAAAAGATTTGTTACTTGTTTCTTTAGCGTATTCAAAAACTGCTTTTTCTTCTTTTGATAATCCCTTACCCCATTCAGATGTATAAACCTGTGTGTACCATACTGTAAATCCAATTCCGATAATAATCAATAAACAAATTAACCAAAACCACCATTTTTTTATAATAGACATATTGTATCTCCTTTATTCCCCATATCCTAAATTGTTCATTTGCTCTATATAATTAGTTTTAGCATCATTGTAATTATCTGAGAAGGTATTAAAATTCCCAGAAGGTTCTTTGGCTAAATTAACAAACTTCATAAGTGATTTATAGTAAGAATCTACTTCATTAAACTCGCTTTCGGTTTCTGATGTCACATTATTTTTAAGATCATTATATTCGTCTTTCACTGTATCTATGCTAGTTTCTAAATTAGATTCAGTGCCATCAAATATATTTTTTGTATTTTGCGCCTGTAGAGCTTTGTTGAAATCTGTGTAGGTTTTACCATCTATTTTGACACTTTCATTATAGATTGTGTCACTCCATACATTATAGTATTTATTTCCAATTGTTTCCGCATCAGAAGCAAGAGAAGTAGAGTCATCCTTAAATGATTTAATAGTATCTTTAAATATTATTTTCTTTTTTTGTTTATCCTCTTTTTCTTTCTTAGCGGCAGCTATTTTCGCATCATGCTCTTTCTTTATTTGCACCTGATTATAAATAAAAAAAGATGCGCCAGCTATAATTAAAACTAAAATAAGCGATCCAACAATATATACTACCTTTTTTGGTATAGTCATTCTCTCGTTCTCCCTTTATATTTTATTTTCCTTTGAGCTTCATATTAGTTTTATCAAAAGCACTACTTCCAGCCATCTTTGTCTCGTCCTCATATCTTAGCTCAACCATAGGCTTCTGATTGTTATCTCCGCCAAAGAGCGTACCTAGAGCACGTTGCTGTATTTCGCTTCCTAAATAATCAACATTTTTTTGTTTAGTTGCTTCATCTTGATATTTTAAATCTTGAGATACGTACGCAATTAACATATCATATTCATTTTCAAATGGAACCACTTTTATTAGTACCCCGCTCGAATCAGAAATCAAGCGATCAATTGACTCATTAAATAACTCTATACTATCTGATGTAATTTTAGAGGGTGTAGATACATCATCTTGAGCAGGTTCTTCTTCTTGCTCGTCCTCGGCAGCGTCTTCTTGAGCGGGTTTTTCCGTTTGCTCATCTTGGACAGTATTCTTTTTTTGCTCATTTGCTGTAGTTTCTTCTGGATTATTAATAACATAGTTATACATCTGTACAACTCTTATTAGTGAAAAGGTGATTAGAAATATAGCGGATATAGTCAATATTATTGTGTATTTTCGTCTGTTTTCATTTTTAACAACTTTTACTATCCCGAATATTAAGGAAGCTAGTGCCACCAAGTATATTATTACCCAAAAGCTGTAAAATAAAATAACTAAAAATAATATAGCAAGAGCCCAAAACCACCATTTTTTTAACAAGTAACTATACTTACTCATCCCGTTATCTCCTTTTTATAAAAACATAATTATTAAAATTACTATGACAGGAATAGTTATCAACAATGTCATTAAACAACCACATCCTGACATTAATTTACCAGATTCTTCCATAATTTCGCCGGCTTTTTGTGCTTTTCCGTTGTTGTTGCTTTGATAAATGATTGGTGTTAGACAGTTAGGACATTGATTTTCGTGATTGTCTAGTGCATGTCCGCATTTAGGGCAATACATATGTTCACCTCGTCAAAATTTATTAGCACCCATAATCATAAGGATAAAAAGAGTTATCCTCCTGGAAAACTTGAATGGTAGAGCCAAAATGTATAATATAATTACCATTATTATACATTAGTCCATATTTTTCTCTATAATTCTCTACTACTTCAATCAAAAATTTTTCAGTAACATTTAAAAAAGTAGCAGCTTCATAATATGTTCTGTAGCCAAGATCGTAGCATAATGCAAGTGTTTGTAAATTTACTAAGTATTCATGAGATTTACGACGAGCGAATTTTTCTTGTTTAATATTATCGATGTTATTAAAATTTGTTATATCCCCAACGGTGTATTTCCAATGCATTGCCTCTTCTATAATAGTACATCTAAGCTCACTTTCTGTTAACGATGGATGCAAATGGACAACTTTATTTTGTATAAAGCCAAATAATTTCGTCGGCAAGCTGTTATCAATAATGAAATTCAATTCCGGAAATTCTTGTTTTAGTTCAGAACTTGTTTTATTCATCTATGAGCCTCCTAAAAAATTGTATTTAGGCTATTCCTCTTTTTGCGAACGTATAAACTTGAGGTATTTTTCTATTTCTATTCTTTCATCTTCTGTTAAGTCATCATCGATATGAGCTGCAAGTAAGTCGCTGTTGTCGAATTCTTCTCTTCCTAATAAGTAATCTGTAGAAACATCGAAATAGTTAGCAATTGCTTCTAGCTCGTGAGCTCTAATATCTCTTTCGCCAGATTCTATCCTATTCATTACGCTTTTATTAATCCCGATACGATTAGCCAATTCGCGTTGAGAGATATTTCTCTTTTCCCTAAGATTGATAATCATTTCATTGACTTTCATATTTACCACCTTTTACTTTTAATAATATTAAGATAACACATTGCTAAAACAGAAATGCAAAAATTGCTAAAATAGAACTTGACATTTCCGTTTTAGCAACGTATACTAAGATTATAAAGATTGCTGAAACAGAAACGGAGGTGATTTTATGCAAGTTGAAATTGATTTAAAATACATCAGAGAAAAAAGAGAATCTCTTGGGTTTTCTCAAAAAGATATGGCTATAAAGTTAGGATTTAAGAATGCATCCACATATTTAAAATATGAAACAGGAGAGTATAAAATTAAAGCAGAAATGTTGCCTCTTTTGGCAAAGATACTAAAATGCAATATATCGAATTTTTTTACCAAAAACGTTGCTAAAACAGAAACGGGAGATTTTGCGAAAATAGGAGGCTAGAAAATGAAAAATCGTTTAGAAGATATTGTAAATAAAGAGCAATTCATTACATCCCAAATCGGAAAAAAGAAACTTGATGATGTAATGAATGCGCTTGAGGAATTGGAGAATGAGTATGAGCTAGTACCCTGTCAAATTGAGGATATAGCTAAACATTATCGATTGGTAAAACTACTTCCATTTCCTTAACTGACAATTCAAAAATAGGTTTTTGATATTCAACTGCATATTTTCTGAAATTATAGTTGACTTCCCCAACAGTGTTGGCGGCAACATATATTTGCTCAATCAGATCGTTTGCTACTTCCGTTTGACAGAACGGACAAGTAATATGAGATGACTTTACATTCAGGTTTAACGGAAAATTATTTTCACATTGTATGCATTTTAAACTAGCAATTGTTGTTTTCATATTATCACCTCCAATCAAACTAATTATAGCAGATTGGAGAGTAACCAAAAATAGGAGGCTAGAAAATGAAAAAAATTGCATTTACAAACTCTTTCCTAACTAAGAGAAATAGAAAAGAGTCAGTACTCACCATTGAATTAAGTATAACTGGCGAAGATTTTAGCGATTTAAGTATTTTGCCGGAACTTTATTCAGAAATTAATTCATTAGCTAGTAGATTATCGGAAAAAACTAACGGCGATTTGGGCAAAAGAAAATAGGAGGGTAGAACATGAGTAACGAAGAGTTAACTTTGTCAATCAAAACTAGTCAAAGAGAAGATGGGTCTGCATATAATGCCATTCAACTTGGTGACTGGAAAGTAGGACGATTTGTAACAGGTGTTCATTTAGAAATACTAGGCGGTAAACGACCAAAGTTAATTATTGAATGCTATCCAGAAAGAATAGATGTAGATGGTTTAGAAGTAGAGGCTCTTTTAAAACGATTAAAGGAGGAAGAAAAATGAATGACAACATTAAAAAAGCCGGAAACGAAATAATCAAGGAGTTAGAAATATCATTTAATCCATACACAAGAGTAGTAATTACTGTAGATGGAGTGAGAATTGTTGAGGATTTAGCGTTTGAACCACTCCGTGTCAGTTCTGATACAACCGACACGAAGCAATGATTAATTAACTCTGTTATAACTATGAACTTTATCCAATTGAGACAAAGCAGTTCCTAGTGAACCAGAATGAATAAAACTTAAATACTCTGATTGAGAAACATTGTGATAGTGATAGATAGAGCCGTCATTAAATTCGATTTCTAAAATATCATTTTCCCAGCCAACGCTTCTGATTCTACTAGAGGAAACATGATTTCTTTGCATAAATATCACCTCCTTTCACAAAAACTATAGCATTGTGAAGGGGTGAACAGAAAGGAGAACAAAATGTCAAATTTACAAATCTTCAACTTTGAAGGAAATGAAGTAAGAACAGTATTTATTGAAAACGAGCCTCATTTTATCGGCAAAGACGTGGCAAAAGTATTGGGATATTCAAATAGCCGCGATGCATTAAAACGCCATGTTTTCCTTAAAAACAAGGGGGTCGTGAAACACGACTCCCTTGGAGGAAGCCAGAATTTAACCGCTATAAATGAAGCGGGTCTATATCAGTTGATTTTTAAATCAAAACTAGAATCTGCTGAAAGATTTCAAGACTGGGTTACTTCGGAAGTATTGCCATCTGTTCGTAAGCATGGAGCTTACATGACAAATGACACAATCGAAAAAGCAATCACTGACCCTGATTTTCTAATCAAACTAGCGACAAATTTAAAAGAAGAAAAAACGAAGCGGATAGAAGCGGAACAAAGGTTAGAAATACAAAAGCCGAAAGTGATGTTTGCGGAAGCTGTAAGCGATGCAAGAGGAACCATTTTAATAAGAGATTTAGCTAAGCTAATCCAACAAAACGGCATCGATATTGGGGAGAAAAGACTATTTGAATGGATGCGCCAAAGAGGATATCTCATTTCGAGAAAAGGCACGGATTACAATCGGCCTACGCAAAAAAGTATGGAACTGGGACTGTTTAAGATTAAAGAAACAGCGATTATAAGGTCAAGCGGAGCGCAAACAGCAATTACAGCAAAAGTTACAGGCAAAGGACAACTTTACTTTGTAAATAAGTTCTTAGAACAATCATTAAAAACAATTTAAGCGCCGCTACCACACGACGCTTACAGACAACTTAGTCACTGGGGAGCGACTAACAATAGTATATAACGATAAGTTGTTAATTAGTCGCAAAAAAATAAACAAAAGAGGGATTGAGATATTGTGTTTCAAAAATCAGTAACAGCAAGTCATGCGATGCAAGTTTTAGCAGAAACTCGTACGCAAAAAGAGCTAGCAATAGACAGCTATGTAACACCAGCTCTAATAAGCAATCAAGCAAAAGGGAAACGAACGGTTTCACTTGAACAAGCGGAACAGTTAATTGATAAATATAACGAACCGCAAAGCACCTATTTATTCGCACATGAATTTAGTAACGGAATGATACCGCCCTTACTGGACGGTCTAGACAACCACCACGCATCTTTAACCTGTCGTTTTGAACTAGAAGTAGCAGAATCAATAAAAGCGCTAAAACAAGGCTTAGAAGCTATGTCATTCACTTTGAAAAGAGGTGACATGAATCAGCGAGAAGCAGCAAAAAAAGCGATTTCGGAGATAACAGACGTTATAGCAGCGGGATTAACGCTAAATACAAGCATCGCAAAAACTTTCAATATCGACTTGCAACAAGTATTAACTAAACGTGATCAATATTATAAGAAATCTGGATTAGTAAGGAGTTGTGAAAAATGAACAAAGTACTTGTATCAGCTAACTACGAGGGTTATGAATCAAAAAATATTAATTTCGCGGAATTAAATAATATCGTTAAAGGCCGATTTGAAAATATGGACCAAAAAGAACGAAAAAAAAGAGCAGATAAATTTAATCAAAAATTTGAAGTGACTAAAAATTTAGTAGATGGCCATTTACGTGAAATTATTGTGCCAAGGCGTGCACTATGAAAAATCAAATGTTATACAGCATCTTAGTCATAATAGCGGCGGCATTAGCGTTAATAAACTTATGTAATTTGATTTTAATTCTAATTTTAATTTAGGAGGCTACAACAATGGCAGAAAGAGTTTTCAGAAAGACAACAAACTTCGGAGATAGCGAAATTCATACAAATAGTAAAACAAAAATGATTGCTAATCCGGCATTTCAGCAGAAAATCCCGTTAAACGAAACAGGTTGCGAAAAAATGACAGACTATATCGAAGAGCTGAAGCTTAAAGGCTATGAGGAGGTCACGCGCTGATGGATTTATTTATTATATTGTTTTTCGTGTCGCTAATGTCAATGATAACAGGCTACTGGCTGAGAGGAAGTGATAAACGTGGTTGAAAATCCGATGGTTGTTGATGCTTGTTGGTCCAGTTTTGAAAGGATAAGCCAAATTTGGCATAACGAATATTTAGAGGAATTAGAGCGTACTAATGAAGAAGAGGCGGAAAACGAAGAATAAAAAAGACCCACATAGCAGTGTGAGTCCGGGATTTGAGATATTACCTTAATGAAATTATACCTTAAATCCAAAATTTAATCAATGGAGGGATAACATGGATAATTTTAAAACGATCCATTACGGCTTTAAAGTCGTGATACATGATTATGAAGATGAATTAACACCGCTTTATAACTTACTAAAGAAGCAATCAACTAACTTAGAAGGATCTAAACTATTTGATGAATTAATTGATATACATGAAAAGCTAGCTAAAAAAATCGAGCAGAGAGAAGGAATAAAGGCATGAAATTATACGAATTGACTCAAGCATATAACCAAGTTTTAGAAATGGCAGAGGACTTGGACACAGAAACACTACAAGATACGTTAGACAGCATTAGAGAACCAATAAAAGAAAAGGCTGAAAACATTATAAAGATGGTAAAAAGCATGGATGCAGAGGCTGACGGATTGGCTAAGGAAGCAGAGAGATTAACGAAGCGAAAAAAAGCGCTAGAAGCAAAAGCAAAAAATATGAAAGAGTATTTAGAAAGCGAAATGTTAAAAGTGGATATCCGTAAAATTAAAAGCCCCTTATTTACAATCAGCATTCAAAAGAACCCTCCTAGCTTGCGTTTAGAGGACGAAGAAAAGTTATTCATGTTTTTAGTCGAACAACCCAAAAAATTGGATAAAAAAGCTATTACAAGCGCTCTGAAAGAGGGCAGAGAAGTACCAGGGGCTGAGTTAGTACAAACTGAATCATTGAGAGTGAGGTAGGAATATGAAAACAAGCGAGTCAATTATTGAGATAAGTAAAGCATTATCTAAATTTCAAGAGCAAGCCGAACAACCAGCTAAATCAGCGGATAATCCATTTTTTAAAAGCAAATATGTACCTTTAGAGAGCGTAATTAGCGCAGTAAAAAAACACGCTCCCAAATTAGGATTATCTTATATCCAAATTCCGTTAACGGAAGAAAATAAAGTGGGTGTAAAAACGATTTTAATGCACGCTAGTGGTGAATTTGTTGAGTTCGACCCGTTTATGTTGCCTCTTGATAAAAACACAGCACAAGGAGCCGGAAGCGCTCTGACATACGCACGCAGATACACACTATCCGCCGCTTTTGGGATTGCAAGTGATGAAGATGACGACGGTAACAGCGCAAGTGGAAATACAAAGCCAAGTAATAAAAATCAAGCTAAACAGCAAACGCAAAACAATCATTTAGCGTCAGATGCACAGAGAAAGGCTATATTTGCAAAGGCTAAAGTTGTCGGGGAACCATTCGGACATGATGCTAAATTTGTTTTAGAGAGCTATAAAGTGACTGATACTAAATCAATGAGTAAAAGTGAAGCTTCGGCACTAATCAAGAGATTAGAAACAGAGATAGAAGCGCAAAAACAAGTTGAGTAGGAGGCAATAAGCTATGTCACTTGGGTGGATTAAACTGCATAGGGATTTAAAAGAAAAGCCAATTTGGAAAAGCTCTACACCTGAGCAAAAAACCATCCTTGTGACTTTGTTAATGATGGCAAATCACAAGGAAAATGAGTGGGAATGGAGAGGGAAACCTTTCAAAGCAAAACCGGGTGAATTCGTCACAAGTATCAAATCAATTACAGAAGAATGTGGAAAAGGTATCTCATCGCAAAATGTCAGAACAGCGTTAAAAAGATTTGAAAATTACGGATTTCTAACAAAGGAATCAACGAAGGTTAGCACCCTTATAAACGTAGTTAATTGGGGAGTTTATCAAGAGTTAGAAAACAAAACTAACACAGTTACTAACAAACAGCTAACAAACGACTCACAAACAGCTAACAAACAGCTAACAACTAACAAGAATGTAAGAACTAAAGAATGTAATAAAGATAACAACAACATTAACAACAGCGATTTAAATTTTAAGGATTTTTGGGAACAAAATGGATTCGGAATGATGCTACCGATCGAGCAAGAAAAACTACTTGCATGGGTAGATGATTTTTCTGGTAATCAAGAAATAGTTTTTAAGGCATTGGAAGTTACTTCCGAACAAGGAGCTAACAAACGTAATTATGCATACGTTAATAAAATTCTTAGAAACTGGGAAGAAAGAGGATTTAAAACGGTTGCTGATGTGAATGCAGCGGAAGAGGAAAGGCGAAAACAAAATGAACAGAAGTATAATAAGCCCACTTACGGCAAATACAACAAGAATCAGAAACAAGAAGTATTGCCTGACTGGCTTGATAAAACAGAGAAGCAGCCAGAGAATAAAAAAACAGAATCAGAATCAAGCGGAGATTTAGAAAAGAAAGTAGCGGAAATTAAAGCGAAGTTAGCAGAGAGGGACGAGGTGCAGACGTGAAAATATTAGACGCTTGTTGCGGTAGTCGGATGTTCTGGTTCGATCGCACAAATAAAAACGTCACTTTTATGGATAATCGAGAATTAGAAACAGAATTATGCGACGGGAGAAAACTGGTTGTAAAACCAGACGTAGTAGCAGACTTTAGGAGTATGCCATTCGATACCAATACATTTCACTTAGTCGTTTTTGATCCGCCACATTTAGTGAAAGTTGGCGATAAATCGTGGTTGGCCAAGAAGTACGGAAAACTAGACTCTGCTACTTGGCAAGAAGATATTGCAAAAGGATTTAGCGAATGTATGCGAGTTTTAAAGCCAAACGGAACATTAATTTTCAAATGGAATGAAGAGCAAATAAAACTAAGCGAAATTTTAAAAGTAATTGATCACGAGCCGCTTCTTGGCAATAAGAGAGCGAAAACGCATTGGTTGGTATTTATGAAGGAGTGAGAGCATGACAGAATACGCCCTCTACAAAGGCGACGATCTGTTAAAAATCGGTACGTTAGACGAATTAGCAGAGTTTAGAAAAGTAAAGCGTGAAACTATATTTTTCTACGCTACGCCTTCTTACAGAAAAAGAACGTCAGATAAGGGTTTGCGAGTGATAAAACTGGATTAGGAGGAAGCGGAATGACAAAAGATGGTACAAAAGAAGCTCTTGCAGAGGTAGGGGTTACTCGAAAAAATCGACTGCTAAGAAAGATATGTCGGCATAAGGATAAAGAGATATTTAAGGATACATCCTATGACGGGATACAAGGTGAAAGGCGTGTGGTGGTTTGCAGAAATTGTGGAGAATTAGTTTCTGATTTTATTGCAAAATATGAGGGTGGCGGCTTTAAATGAATATAATCAAAAAAGGTGACCGAGTTCAGACTGTAACGGATACAGAGTGCAATAGGGCGGAGAGAAGGAGGAAGCAGAATGAATCAAGCAGAACTAGATGTCGTTATAGAAAAGCATGAGAAATGGTTACGTGATGGATATGGAGAACGTGCAAATTTAAGAGTTGCAAATTTAAGTTATGCAGATTTAAGTTGTGCAAATTTAAGAGGTGCAAATTTAAGTGGTGCAGATTTAAGTTATGCAGATTTAAGACGTGCAAATTTAAGAGTTGCAAATTTAAGTTATGCAGATTTAAGTTGTGCAAATTTAAGAGGTGCAAATTTAAGTGGTGCAGATTTAAGTTATGCAGATTTAAGACGTGCAGATTTAAATTGGATTAATTGGCGGGATGTTGTCGGTCTAACTGTAATAGCTGTACAAATTAATACTACGAGAAAAAACAATCAAATCACGTATATCAAAGAGCTGGAAATCTGGACGACTGGATGTTTTCAAGGAACTTTAGAAGAATTGAAAGATTCTATTGAGCAGACTCACGCTAGCAATGACTTTTTAAAACGTAGATACTATCGCGCGATTAATTATATTTTGACGGAAGCGGATTTTGAAGAGGATTTGGAGGAGGAAAACAATGAAATTTAAAAAAGGTAAAGCGAAGTTAGCGGAGAGAAACGAGGTGCAGACGTGAACTTTTTAGATCTATTCGCTGGAATTGGTGGATTTCGATTAGGGATGGAACGAAACGCAGAATTGAGAAGGGGAGAAAATTATGATTTACAAACATGAGGAAGCTCGACAATACCGCGAAATCAATTTCCTAGACCAGTTCCTAGAAGGTCACGATGGATTCATAGCGGGAGGCTGTTTTAAAAATATTTTTAATCATGAAAAAGTGAAGGATATTGACATGTTTTTCCGCAACGAAAAAGACCTAAATGACGCAATTCATTATTACACCGAGAAATGTGCTAGCGATGCAAACCATATTAAACTTGTGTATAAAACTGGTAAAGTCGTCGCCTTTATACACATTCCGTCAAAAACCCAATTAGAGTTAGTTCGCTCTGTTTTTGGGGAACCAGAAGAGGTTATTAGTAACTTTGACTTTACTGTTACCAAAGTAGCACGATACGTTGTTGACGGGGAGCATCGGATAGTAATTCATCCCCAATTTTTTGAACACTTACATCTCAAAAGGTTGGTGGTTGACAATACTCTTAATTTCCCGATATCGACATTTGAAAGAATGATTAGGTACGTAGGTTACGGTTATAAGCCTTGTCTCGAAACAAAGGCGAAATTGGTTGATGCAATCAATAGTATTCAGAACATAGATGAGAATGATTTTTCAAAAAGTCTATATGAAGGATTAGATTAAGGAGGAAAACAATGAAATTTAAAAAAGGTAAAGCGAAGTTAGCAGAGAGGGACGAGGTGCAGACGTGAAAATATTAGACGCATGTTGCGGTAGTCGGATGTTTTGGTTCGATCGCACAAATAAAAACGTCACTTTTATGGATAATCGAGAATTAGAAACGGAATTATGCGACGGTAGGAAATTAGTTGTAAAGCCTGATGTTGTAGCAGACTTTAGGAGTATGCCATTCGATACCAATACATTTCACTTAGTAGTTTTGGATCCACCGCATTTAGTGAAAGTTGGCGATAAATCATGGTTGGCCAAGAAGTATGGGAAGTTGGATTTGCTAACTTGGAGAGATGATATAAGTAAGGGTTTTGAAGAATGTATGCGAGTTTTGAAACCAAATGGCATATTAATTTTCAAATGGAACGAAGACCAAATAAAGCTAAGCGAGATTTTAAAGATAATTGATTTTGAACCGCTTTTCGGTAATAAGCGTTCTAAAACGCACTGGTTAGTTTTTATGAAGGAGGAACAAGCATGAGATTTAAGGAAGGCGAAAACGTACACGTAATTGTAGGCAATGAATTGTTAAGTGGTTGGTACAACGGTAAAGAGTTTGGAACAGGCAACTCTTTAGTGAAAGTTTCTAAGGACAAGATAATAGCTACTAAAGATTGTTTTATTGCAAAAGAAAAGGAACCAGAACTGGTAGTAGTTCCGCGATTTGCCGATGACTGGATAAATCACTGTGAACAAAGAGAATACGATTTAGCTTGTTTGTTAGATTATGGCAATGCAGGTATGCCTGATGAAATGTACGGATGGTTAATTTCATCAGCTGATAATCAAGAACTACTCGCCCGCGCGTGGATGGACGGCTACGAAGTCGAGAAAGAACCGCTTTATTATGTACAACTTATTGACCACGCAACTGGTTATCTAAATGTTCATTATGATAATCAGAAACTTGTAGGTAGTAATGATGAAGCAAGTGAGTATAAAACACAATTCACAGAATCAGAGATTAAAGCAATGAATAAAGGTGAAGCATACTGGTTACTTAAGGAACCTGTTGAGGAAGTGGAGGGTGAAGCATGAGAGAGATTGAGATTTACGGCAACATACACGAAAATCCGGATTTGTTGGAGGTGGCGGAATGAAACGAGTAAATGAACGACAAAAAGAAGAAATGAAAAAATTGGCAGATTTAATTATCGAAAACCCTGATTTACCAGTTGTTACGATGACGGATAACTTTGATGATAAGGGGACTAGCGTTTGGACAGCAGGCTGTTGCTGCGAAGTAAGTATTGATTACATTTATAGTCCTAAACAACGTGATTTACTTTCAGGTCCTAGAGATGATAGACCATATGTTAAAAGTTTTGATTATTATGAAGCAATAGAAGAAATGAGTGAAAGAATACATCCTCATGACGACACGAGTAGACCAGAGGAAATTTGGAATAGTCTTGATTGGATAAAAGTCATTTTAGTGTATTCGGGTCAATTAGAAAAAGTAGATGATGTCTATAAAGAACGTTGGGTGGCGGAATGAACGATAAAAAAGTAAGATTCTACGTTTCTACTGGTATGCACGGATCACTTGAAACAGAAACATTTCTTTTGAAAACGGACTTGAATATTGAGTTCGATATATTAACACTTGAACAATTAGAAAAAGAGATTACAGAGGCTTATGACGACTGGTTAGTAAATAATATTGACTCTGGTTGGTCTATCGAGAAAGAGGTGGCGGAATAAATGGGAGTGAGTATTGATTTATACAGTTATGATTATGAAGCGCTTGTGGAAGGTATTAGTTACGATTTACGGCGTGTTGACTTACGGGAAAAAATTCCTGATAGCTCTAAAAAGTATAACTGGGAGTTAGAAAGTCGGTTTGAATTAGTTATGGAGTAAATGAGATGGAAATACTCTGGGATATTCTCAGAACGGCAGACTTTAATAGTTTGAAGGAGGAAAAGTGAATGATGAATCGTGTCGTGCTCGTAGGACGTTTAACTAAAGATCCAGAGCTAAGATATACGCCAGCGGGTGTAGCAGTTGCGACTTTTACACTTGCTGTCAATCGACCTTTTAAAAACGGGCAAGGAGAACAAGAAGCTGATTTTATTCAATGTGTTGTTTGGCGTAAACCAGCAGAAAACGTCGCTAATTTCTTAAAAAAAGGAAGTTTAACAGGCGTTGATGGTCGCGTTCAAACTCGTAACTATGAGGGGAACGACGGTAAGCGCGTTTATGTGACGGAAATAGTGGCCGAGAGTGTTCAATTTTTGGAACCTAAGCAGAACGCTGTAGAAGGCTCTACACCGAATAATAATCAAAACGAAGCTAATTATTCAAATAACAATAAAAACGGCTCATATCGAGCTAGTTCGAGCCAGAATAGTGATTCATTTGCAAACGAAGGTAAGCCGATTGATATTTCAGATGACGATTTGCCATTTTGAGCGAGAGGGTGAATAAAAATGACAGCAGAAACTGCAATAAAAAAGTTGAGAAATAGATCAATGAGCATCCGCCAAATGGCTAATGCGATTGCAGAAGTTACAAACTACCAAATTAGCGAAATCGAACAAATGGGGGACGAAGAAATTGAGGCAAAGTATACCGCGTTCGTCATCAACGAAGCGACCGAATATGCAAAATAGCCATGCTAACCGAGGCATGACATTTGAAAGACTGATAGAAAACGCATGTGATATTTATCAGATTAAGAAACTGGCTATTATTCAAAAGTTGCCGACTGATTGGAAAATTATTCGGAATGGCGCTCAAATAACGGGCGCTTTCCCGAATAAAAAATCGACAGTAGATTTTATGGGCGTGCTTAATCCTGGCATGGCAATAGCCTTTGAGGCAAAAGAAACGAAAGCAAAAAGCTTTCCATTCAAAAATATCCACGAACATCAAATAGAGTATCTCAAAAGCGTGCGTAAAATGGGCGGACATGCCTTTGTTTTAATTAATTTTGTTACAGTAGACCAAATATATAAGATCGACATAAAAACGTTTTTAGAACTGTATGAGGGCGCTGTGCAAAGTGGAAGGAAATCCATTGCTTTAAAGGATATTGAGGAAAAAGCGGATAAAGTGCCAACGTTAAGCGGTATACCAGATTTTCTGAACGCGCTTTAGACAAATAAAAAAAGCCGAAGTTCCCTCCGACTACCCAATTTGATTATAACATGGGGGAATGGATATGAATACTCTTTTTGATCTACCACAAGTTGATAAAATCGACTATATCAAAACGGTTCGAGCATTAAAAGACTTTTTCAGAAAATACAAGGCTTTAAGAGTAATGGCGGGTGAACGTAAATTCCCTACACTAACTACCACATACACGGTCACACCGCCGAATTTTGGAAATGAGTTCCATAGCAAAGTGGAAGAAGCTGCTATACACAATGTAGACAACGTACACGCTGCACAAGAAGCCGTTAAAAAGTATGATGTGATCATCAACCAATTAGAAGCAATCCACCGCAAAATCATCTTAGAGAGTTTCTTGCACAATCAGCAAGATGTAGACATCATGATTGATATTCCTTACGAAGAACGACAGTATAAGCGTGAGAAAAGGAAGGCTGTCATAGAGTTAGCAACTACGCTCAATATTGAAGTGTTAAACTGAAAATGGCACTTTTGTGGCACTTTTTGAGTAAAAAAAGGTGATAAAATGTTATTAGTGAGAAGTGAAGATGATTACAAAAATAAATCATATGTTGAGTCTGCGCTCCACTTCTCGCATACTCGTGGCGGAATAGGTAGACGAAGCACAGGATAGAACTAATGTGGCTAAGAAACGTATGTCTTAGCTTAAAACTCCTGTAAAACAAATTAATTAGTTCATGCAAGGTGCAAATCCTTGCCGAGTATATAATAAAAAACGAAGAAGGAGTTAATTACATGAGAGACATTATAAAAGCGGGGATAACTGAGGTAAAAGGAAAAGAGCCGGAATTCAAAATTAATATAGCAGGTTCAGAACAAGAACAAAGCTTTGTGTTAGCACAGATTCATTACATGAAAATAAACCAACTAGCTATGCTAAATGGTAAGACCTTTGAACAAGCAAAGAGAGACTATTTAGAAGCGTTAAGCATCATCGTAGGCACAATTAAGGATAATAATTAATTAACGATACAAACACATGGGAGCGAGGTGGGGTTGATGCAGCATGGAAAAGTATAAGTTAGCTGAACAAGATTATAATGCAGGAATGAAATACAAAGATATTGCTAAAAAATACGATGTATCTTTGAACACAGTCAAGTCATGGAAAAAAAGATATGGCTGGTATCGTGATAGGGGTGCACCCGAATTAAAAGGTGTGCACACAAAAGAACGAGGAGGGGCATCTAACGGCAATAAACATGCAGTTGGCAACAAAGGTGGCGCAGCTCCTAAGAATAACCAGAATGCGCTAAAACACGGCTTATATTCTAAGTACATGCCAGATGAAACGCTTGAAATCATGAATAGCATGAAAGAAATGAGCGCACCCGATCTTATTTGGAATCAGATACAAATACAATACGCTGCTATTATTCGAGCACAGAAAATTATGTGGGTGGAAAACGCTGAGGATGAAACGAGAGTCCAGACACAAGCGGGGTTCGGAGATAGTGGTTCTGATAAATATGAGTATCAATTCGCTTGGGATAAACAGGCGAATTTTTTAAATGCACAAAGTAGGGCAATGACAACGCTTAGCGGCTTAATTAAACAGTTTGTAACTATTGCAGACGAACAAGACGAGCGTAAAGCTAAGCTTGATCAGATTGTAGCTTCTACAGAGAACATACAGGCGCGTACGGCTCTTATTAAGGGCGTTGAAAAAGACACAACATTGCTTAATAAATTATTAGATGTTGCTAAGGGAGGAGATGGAGGCCTTGAGTAAAGTTGAAGAGTTGGTATTTACGCCAAAACAGCAGGAAACAATTACATTCCCTTTTCAAAATGTAACTCTTGAAGTCAACGAGGGTACCCCTCGATCTGGAAAAACTACAGCAGACATCTTTAAAATGGCTTATATATACTCTATTTCAGAAGACCAGAACCATTTAGTCACTGCATACAATCAAGAGCAAGCTTTTCGACTGTTTATGGACGGTGACGGCTTTGGATTGATGCACATATTTGGTAATCTTGCAGAAATGAAACATGATGAGCATGGCGATCATCTTCTTATACATTCTCCGAATGGTCCAAAGAAAATTTACTATAAAGGCGGCGGGAAGATCAATAGTGTTGGTGCTATTACTGGTATGTCACTGGGAACCGTTACATTTTTAGAAATTAATTTACTCCATAAAGATTTCATCGAAGAGTGCTTTCGGCGAACCTTTGCGGCAAAGAATAGATTTCATTTAGCAGAATTAAATCCACCAGCACCCAATCATCCAGTTTTAGAAATCTTTTCGCAGTATGAGAAGTCTGGTCGTTATAAATGGAGGCATTGGACCGCTAAAGACAATCCGGCTCTTTCAGACGAACGCAAGCAAGAAATATATAACGAGGTCAAACATTCAGCATATTTGTTGCAACGTGATTGGTATGGGAAAAGAGTTTTACCAGCAGGCATCATTTATGAAACGTTTGACGTTGAAGCGAATCAAATTAAAAAAATGCAAGGCCATCCAATCGAAATGGTCTTTTTTGGTGATGGAGGTCAACAAGATGCGACTGTTTGCGAATGCTATGTAATCACAGAACACGAAGCGGAAGGCGGATACACTTACAACCTCAATCAAGTTGCCACCTACTATCACAGCGGGCGTGACACAGGGCAAGTGAAAGCCGGCTCTACTTATGCCATTGAGATAAAACAATTTATTCAATGGTGTATGAAAGAGTATGAAGTACCAGTAAATGAGCCTGTTTTTATTGACCCTGCCTGTCGCTGGCTACGTGAAGAACTGGAAAAGGTTGGTGTTGATACAGCAGGAGCAGACAACAATGCTCATGATGTGACAGGTAAAGCGCAAGGTATAGAGGTTGGAATTGAGCGGATGCAGTCGCTATTAAGCGAAAGGCGTTATTTGCTTGTTGAACAACTTAACGATCAATATGACCATTACAGTTGGCTACAAGAAATTGGTATGTATGTACGCGACGAGAACAGTGGAAAGCCAGTTGATAAGAATAACCATGCGATGGACACGAGCAGATATGCTACAAACTACTTTTATAGGAATTATGAAGATATATAGAAAGGAGTGATTAAATGGGTGTTTGGAGTGTAATGACACGTTTTATTAAAGGTTGGCTAAATGGAAAACCTAATGGCAGCGAACCGGAGTTAATACCAAAATATCTGCCGCTCATTCCAAATAATCAAAAGGAGTGGAGCAAGGACTCTTATTTAACATCATTATGGGCTCAAGGTTATGTGCCTACCGTGCATGATAAGTTAATGAATTCTGGGACAGGCAACGAGATAGTTGTTGTAGCTGCTGAGTATATATCTGGAAAGCCTTTAAGTATTGATGTAACAGGGGTTGATGGCAGTAAGGATGAAAACTTAACAAAGCAACTGAAAGAAGCATTACGGATTGATAATTTTGATAGTAAGAGCGTGAAAATTGTTGAATTAGCAGGAGGGAGCGGAGTATCCGCTGTAAAGATCAACATTTTAAATGGGCGACCATCTATTAGCGTTCATAGCTCTAGCCAATTTTGGATAGATTTTAAAAACAATGAGCCATTTCGGTTTAATTTTTTTGAGGAAATACCGACGAGTAATAAAGCGGATATATATTATTTAGTTGAAAGTCGAGAAATAAAACAATGGGAAGACAAAGAAAGTAATACATTATCTGGCGGATTTGTAACATATTCTGTCATTAAAATAGATAATGATAAAGCTGTTCCTATCAATGCTGAGAGGCTCCCGGAAATGATTACAAGCTATCTAGATACGAATAATATTCAATTGAATCATTCTGTATCAATTGGTTTAAAAAGCATGGGCGCATATCTAATAAATAATAGTCCAAGCAACACAAGATACCCGCATCTTAATCTTGGGGAATCGGACTTATCGCAATGTACTAATTATTTATTTGCAGTAGATTACTTTTTCACTGTTTATATGCGTGAAGGAGAGAAAACAAAAACAAAAATAGCGGCTAGTGAACGAATGTTTAGAAAAAAAGTTAATAAGAACACAGATAAAGAAGAATGGTCCATGAATGTAGATGAAGATTACTTTATGCAATTCAAAGGAACATTAGATGCTGGTGCGAAATTAAACGACATGATTCAATTCATGCAAGGAGACTTCCGAGACGGTAGTTATCGCGAAACGATGGAATATTTTGCTCAGAAAGCTGTTTCGAAATCTGGTTATAATCCCGCTACTTTTAATCTAGGTAATAGAGAAGTTAAGGCGACCGAAATTTGGAGTTTACAAGACGCGACAGTGCGTAAAATTGAGAAGAAAAAACGCCTTATTCAAAATGTTTACGAACAGATGCTTTGGGACTTCCTATATTTGTTAACTGGCGGAACAAACAATAAAGAAAAAGCAATAATGCGTGATGAAATCAGGGTAATAATTGAGTTTCCAGATCCAATGTCTGTTAATCTGAATGAATTATCTAGCACATTAAATAATATGAACAGTGCATTAGCTATGAGTGTAGAAGAAAAGGTGAAACTAATTCACCCTAAGTGGGAAGATGAAGAAATTCAAGCGGAAGTAAAACGCATCTATTTAGAAAACGCAATCGGAGAGGTTCCTGACCCGGAAGCAATTGGGGGAATGGAAACGAAAGGCGGGTGATTAGATGAGCCATCACCATGCACCAGTGGATTTCGAAAAAGAAGCATCTATCTTACGAAATCACTTTAATAATGCTGAAATAGAGTTACTTCTGTTGATAAAAAAACACGTTATGTATGGTGCTAAAAACCCAACAAAATGGAAATTCATTCAGCAGTCACGTTTAATAAAGTTCAAAAGGGAACTGAAAGCACATATTAGCCGTTTTAAAGATGGAACTAGGGATAAAATAGATAAACTAACTTATAGTGTTTATCTCGATTGCGTGAATGAATACGAGGACGAAATGGAAGCCAGATATCAAACTAAGAAAGAGGTTGATATACAAAATGACGACTATTTATCTGAAAGTGATGCGCTTATCCAAATTTCGGAAGATATGGCTAATTATTGGCAAAAAATCGCGCCCTCCAAATACAAACAAGTGGTTAAGGAAACAAAAGATAGCAATGGAGTTTTAAAATATGCTATCGCAACATCACTTATTAATGTTTTAGGTGATGGGATAAGAAATGTTATAGATCAGTCTGGAAGAAAGTACCGACCAGGAGCTTACATGGAAATGGCTTCAAGAGGTGCTTTTTTTAATGTTGGTTTAAATGCCATGAAACGCGTTCTTGGAAGATATGAGCACGAATTAGTTCAAGTGTCAGCTCACGTGAGAAGTTGTCCGCGTTGTGCTCCTTGGCAAGGAGAAGTGCTATCAGTTAACTACGAAAGCAATGAATATAAAACATTACAAGAAGCGGAAAACGATGGCTTGTTTCATCCAAATTGCCACCATTTTTTATATTCGTATTTCGAAGGTGACGAAACAGACGAGCCTATCCCATATGATGAAGAAGAATATGAGGCTCAAAGTAAGCAACGGTACTACGAGCGCGGCATTCGTGATTGGAAAACAAAAGATATACTTGCAGAAGGTCCCTCTAAACAATATACAGCTGGAAAAGTAAAACAATGGGAGGAAGCTTTGCAAGAACATTTAAATACTAATCCGTTCCTAGAAAGAGAATTGGATAAAGAAATTATAAAAGCGTCTAAATGAACGCTTTTTTTGTTTGGCTTGATATAAAAACCTTGCCTACCTGCCGGCAACTAATAGACAGGGATGGCTCACTCAGAGCTTAAAAAGGAGGAAATATGAAGAATTATTTACAGCGTAAGTTTGACATTCAACATTTTGCTGAAGGTGGGGACGATAAGAATTTTAACCAAGCAGAACTGGATGAAATTGTAAAGAATCGCTTAGCGGCTGAAAAAAAGAAATTTAATGGAGAGATTGAAACCATCAAAAGCGCGCATGAGGAAGAAATCACGAAGTTAAACGACCAAATTAATCAGCTTAACGATCAAGTGGGCGAACATGATTCATCTGAAAAGGCATTGAAAAAACTTCAAAAAGAGAAAGACGAGGCACTATCAAAGCTGGATGAATATGTTCAGAAAGAACAAACGGCAGAGTGGCACAGTAAGTTAAAAGAAAGCGGCGTAAAAGAAGAACGTTACGAAGCGTTTACGAAGCTTTTTGGGGATGAAGAGCGAAATGACGACAACTTAGCGAAATTCGCAGAGCAATATCCGGAATGGATTGCAAAATCTGATGATGGTGACACGCCTCCACCAATCGGAGCAGGACTAGGCAATGCAAGTGAGCCAAGTGCTACAGACCCATTCATTCAAGCATTAAATTCATAATTAGAAAAGGAGAGATAGCAAAATGGCTATTAACTATGTAGACAAGTACGGTAAGGAGCTCGACCAGAAGTTAGTCTTTGGCACTTACACAAATGAATTAGAAACACCTAACCTTTTATGGTTAGATGCAAAAACGTTTAAAATACAAACGATTTCAACAACTGGACTAAAACCGCACACTAGAAACAAAGGATATAACGAAGGTTCGGCATCAAATACGAATACTCCATATACTATTACGTTTGATAGAGATGTAGAGTTTTTTGTAGATGTTATGGATGTAGATGAAACAGGGCAAGCATTAACAGCTGCTAATGTAACAAAAGAATTTAATTCAGCGCACGCTGCGCCAGAAGTCGACGCTTATCGTTTTTCTAAGTTAGCGACAGCGGCTAAAAATAATGGTCATTCTGCTGACGAAGCAATCACAGAAGAAAATGTTTTTCGTACACTTAAAGCAGCTATTCGAAAAGTTAAAAAATACGGTACACAAAATCTTGTTATGTATGTGTCACCAGACGTTATGGCTGCATTAGAGCTAAGTAAAGACTTTACTAGAACAATCTCTAATCAAAATATTGGGCCTTCTAGCTTAGAAACGCGCATTACAGGAATTGATGGAGTTAAACTTGTTGAAGTTGAAGCAGAAGATCGTTTCTATGATACTTTTGATTTTACGGATGGTTATACACCAGCGCCTGGCGCTAAGAAGCTTAATTATTTACTAATTAATAAAGGTTCTGTTATTGGCGGTACTAAACATGCTTCTATTTACCTTCATGCGCCAGGTTCCGTTGGACAAGGTGACGGATGGTTATATCAATATCGTGTTTATCATGATATTTTTGTAAAAGAACAACAAAAAGACGGGGTAATTGCCTCTACAATAGCTTAAGGAGGAGTTCTTTATGAAATTAAGAAAAGATAATGCAGTATACAATACCGACAATGAAGTATTAATTAAGCAGTTAAAAAACGATGGTTTTGAAGAGTTCGAGTATAAAGAACCAGAAAAAGAACCATCTAAGAGTAAAAAGGAGCCCAAAAACAAAGAGGGTGAGTAAATGAAAACGTATATTACGCCAAGTGAGTTAGCTAGTCTAACAAATTTAAGTATCGAACTAACAGAAGCGGATAATTTAATAAAAGCCGCTTCTGTAGCAATTGACAAGCAAATTATGCCTAATATCGTAGACCTTGACAATGTAGATGATGATATTAAGCAAGCTGTTGCGTGGCAGTGTGAACACATCAAGAAATATGGTGAGTTTATTGGCATTGGTAACTTTACACTAGGTAAATTAACTATGGGTGGTCAATCACAAAATTCGAACAACTTTATACCTGACGTTCCAGACAAAGTGTTGGATTTGCTTTTATCTAGTGGCTGGCTTTACGCGGGAGTAGGTGATTGTTAATGAGCTTTCAATTACCACCCATTCCAGAAGCTATCCTAAATACAGAAGTTACTATAACTAGTAATAGCGGGCGTGATGACCTTGGAAACCTTTTACCAGATGCGACTAATAAATCAATGTTTCGCTATGAGTTTGAAAAGCTCGTAAATAAAACACAGGAAGGGTTAAACATAAGATATATTGTTAACTTATTTTGTAACAAATTAAATTTTGTTGTGAGTGAAGGAGACAATGTATCTTTTGTAATTCCTGACTATTGTTTAATTAAAGGTGAGGTCCAGAGCGTATCTTTCCCGCCAAATCCTGATGGAAGTATTCACCATTTTGAAATTGTAGTAGGGGAGGTGACAGAGCATGGGCTTTAGTAGTTTTAAAGATGCAGTCATAGATGATATTCATAATAAAGCTTTGTCAACGGCTGCAAAGGCTGGGCGAGAATTGGTTGAATTAGCACAGCCTGTTACTCCAATTTTGTATGGAGACTTACGACGAAGTTCGTATTTTAAAATTATCATCCAAAAAAATTCAATTGTAGCTAGAGTGTTTAGTTTAACTCCTTATGCCCGCAGACAATATTATGAAAATCGTCGGAATCCACGTTGGTACGAAATGGCTGTAAGTTATGGAATTCAGAGTATTAACCAAATTGTAGAGGGCGGGATGCGTTTATGATTGAAGATTTGGTAGCACATTTCAAAAAAACATTCCCAGCTATAAAAACACTTGGATTCATTAAACAAACGGGGCTTGATTCAATGGTAGTAATTAATGAAGCACCGACATTTCAAAACAAGCAAGTACAAACGCAAAGTCGTGTTCGTGAGAGCATCGGCTTTTTAATTTATGACAAAAACACAATTCAATGCAAACGAACATACGATTTATTACGTAACTACTTTCTTTTAACAAACCCTTCTGAGCTGAATATCCAAAATCAGAAGGTAGTAGCAACAGATGTAGCAAGCGGCGGACAAGTCGATTATGACGATGATGGTCGTTTGATTTATCAACTAACAATATTATTTGAAAAGGAGATGTAAGTTAATGGCAACTTATGCAGTTAAACAATTAGAAATTTCGGTTAAAGATTCAGGGGAAAGCGGAGATGGTGTTTCGATTAAAGACTTAGAAACTTTAGACATTTCACTGAACTCAAATGTGGAACAATATACAACAATTGGTGAGGTATTTGAACGTGCGGTAAAAACAGGTGCTGCTATGGAGTTAGGTTTGGATGGGAAATACAATGAATCAGATCCAGGACAAAATGAATTACGTGAAACTTGGGATAAAGTTGGGTCTGAAGCTGAAAAAACAATTGTGGTTAAATTCCCAGCAGGCTCTAAGTATGAAATCACTGGACCAATCGGGATTAATGATTTCGGTGGTGGTGGTGCGAACGATATTGGTTCATTTTCTGCCACACAGAATTCAAATGGTACGCCGGTTTTTACGCCAGCGCCTACCATTGAGCCAACAAGCGTAACGGTAGATAGCGCCTCTAAAACTGTAAAAGTTGGAGAAACTGTTAAAATTACAGCAGGAGTACTGCCATCAGGAGCTCCACAAGATGTAACATTCACTTCATCTGATGAAACAAAAGCAACAGTAGCTAGCGATGGAACTTTAACAGGAGTTGCTACAACAGTAACTGCAATTAAAATCACAGTTGCGTCCAAAGTGAAACCATCGGTTAAAAATGACGTTTCTGTTTCTGTAACATCTGCCTAATAAACAAAATACGAAGCCCTCTGAGTGAGGGCTTTTACTAATTTGGAGGACAAAAATGAAATCATTTAATTTTAACGAGAACGAAGTAAAACTTCCATTGGAAATTAACGAAAAAGTATATTATGCGGACATTTCAGCACAAGCACACATTAAGTACAGTGCGCTTTTAGATGAAGCGCCTAAAATTTTAGGTCAAGTGCTTGCGCCTAAACTGAAAGGCGACGAAAGCGACGGAGAGCATACAACGCCAGATAGTGAAAACATGCATGAACTGTTAATGACTATCACAGATGGTATTGTAGCAACGAATGATGATATTTTTGCTATTTTTTTTAGCAAAGAAGACAGAGAAGAAATTAATTCTAAAACATTGCCAACGAAAGTTTACGAGGGACTTATTGAATACATTATAGCTAAATTATTTGAAAGTGATATGAATGAGGGAAGCGATGAGGGGAAGCCACAGGAAAACAGTATTACGGAATAATTGAAGACTTTGATTTAATCGAGTCTTCTTTTTTATCGTATTACGGTATTAGATTACGCAAAGAATTAGCGAATATGAGTTTTTCAGAGTTCCGAACATACCTAATGAACTTGGGTGGCGATACACCTTTTATGACTACTCTAGAAATCCGTATGACTGAACGGAGTAAAGTCCCAAAACATTTGCTGAAAGAAAAAATAAAACAAAATCGAATCATGTTAAAGCGAGGGTATTTTGAGGATGCTGCTTCTAATGAAGAAGGATTAGAAAAGGCTTTGAGAGCTAACAGCAAGCTGAAAGAGGGGTGAAAATATGAGTAAAGCGGGAGAAATTTATTACGATATAAAAATACGCGAAAATGGCTATAAAAGCCAGATGAACAAAATCGATAAGGATATGGATAATTTTGCGAAGAAAGGGCAAAAAGCATCTGACAATATCGACAAAATCAATAAGAAAAACATTAATGTTAAAGGTCTTGATTCATCTATCGTCAAAGTTGAACAATTCGGAAATATGCTTGAAAAGTCTGGTCAAAAGTTAACAAAAGCTGGAACCGCGATGACCGTTGGGTTTACGGCGCCAATTGTAGCTGGAATGATTAAATCAACTAAAGCATATCTGGATTTTGATAATGAAGTGACAGAAGTTAACTCTTTATTGCGCGAATCTGGTGAATCGGCTAAAGAGTTTGGCGATCGTTATACACAAGTTTTTGATTATGCACAGAAAGCTAGTGTCAAGTATGGTGTAGCTTCTGAGCAAACTATGCTCGGTATGAAAGAGATGGTTAAAAAAGGCTACGATATTAATCAAACAATGGCGTCTATGCCTGCGATTTTTAATGCTGCTCGTGCATCTGGCGATGATTTCGAAACAGTAATGTCTGTTACAACATCAACATTAGAACAATTTGGAATGATTTCTAAAGATACAAATAAGCAGATGGAATACACAAACAAAGTTGCTGACGTGCTAACCTACGTAGCTGATAAAACAGCGGCTGGATTCTCTGATATGGGAACAGCAATGAACTATGTCGGTCCTATTTCGCATTCGCTAGGATATTCACTTACAGATACAGCAGCAGCTGTTGGTTTGCTTTCTAACCGCGGTATTGAAGGGCAAAAGGCGGGTACCGGCTTACGGGGAATGCTTACAAGTTTGCTTAAACCTTCAAAATCAGCTGCAGAAGCAATGTCGGCAGTTGGATTAACAATTGAAGATAACAACGGCAATATGAAAACTTTACCAACTCTCTTGGATGATATTAATGATAAAACAAAGAAAATGACAAAAACACAGAAAAACTCTTTCTTGACGATGATTTTCGGACGTGAACCTTTATCAGCTGTTAATACGCTTTTAGAAGCGGGAGGCGATTCTCTACGTAAATATTCTAAGGGCGCTGATGAAGCAAATGGATATACTAAACAAGTTGCTGATAATATGCGAAAAGCTGGTAAATTTGGTGTGGATCAATTCAAAGCTTCGCTCGAAGTATTAGAACAGAACGTAGGACAAAAATTAATGCCTGCCCTCACTCCAATCATCGAGTGGGCTAACAAAATGATTGATAAATTTAATGACCTTTCCGGCGCACAACAACAAAGTATCATAAAATGGGCTGGAATTTTAGCAGCAACTGGTCCTGTGCTAATGATTGGCGGAAAACTAGTATCAATGACTGGCGGATTAATAAAAGGATTCGCGGGCTTAGGTAAGATTTTAGGTTTAGGGAGTAAATTAGCTCCTTTAGCAGCTGGATTTGGCGCTACAACAACTGCTGTGGAAGGTACTAGTTTAGCTGCGGCTGGATTAGCTGGTTCTTTCGGAGCTTTACCAGCAGTTATTACGGTGGCTGGTGCGGCTTTGCTTGGTGTGGGTATTTATGCACTAGATAAACATATAAGTAAAATTGAAGAAAGTAAAGAACGTGTGAAAACGTGGGGCTATGACATTGGCGCCGAGGCAGATAAGTCTATGGTGAAATTTAATGAGTTTGCATCAGAGGGTAAGCTTGCACTAGATACCTTTGCAACTGGCGCTACAGAAGACAGCGAGAAAATTGTCAGTGCTTTCAAAAACATGGCGGACGAAATTAAGAAGAATACAGACGATGCATTGGGTGACTTCAAGAAAGCATATGATGAAGCTTCACCTGCTGTACAAGCGTTACTAGACAACGCCATGAAAGATTCTGAAAAGAGGGCAGAAGAAAGAAAGGCAAACGTAGATTCGCAATATAAAGAAATAGAAAAGATTTATAAATCTCATGCGGTTAAAACTGGCAAGATGACATCTGAACAATCGAAAATTGTTAACAATATTTACAAAGATATGCAGATTGAACAAATTGAAAGTTTAGGCTTAAGCAACAAAAAGAAAACACAGCTGATAAAAGCGATGAATGGTGAGGTGCAGAATTTAAGCACAAAAGCACTCACTGAACAAGCTGACTATCTTGGTAAAGTCACAAAAGCAACAACAGATGAAACGAAGAAACAAAAGAAAGCATTCAAAGAATCTTATGATAAAGAATTAATAGATAAAACGTCATACAATAATGCAATGAACCAACTGGATAGAGATCAGAATAGAACAGTGCGATCTAGTGTAACGGCTTGGATACGAACGCAAGAACAGTTATACGACAAGTTAGGTGTAAGTAATGAAGTAGCGCGAAAAAACATCCGACGCGGATTAAAAGATATGGGACTAGATTATGACGAATTTACACGTGATGTACAAGAAAAAGCGGGCAAAGCTGACGAAGCCAGCAAGCTAATTGGCGATGGAGCAAAAATGGCAGATACCGCATGGAACAACTTAGTATTAGACCCTAAAACTTCTGAAATAAGAGACAATGTTGGTGAATTCGTATCCAATTTAGCTAAAAGTGATGATGGTTGGAATAATCTTAAATTCATCATGAAAGAAGCAAAATTAACCACAGATGCTAAAAAGACTATTGCAACAGCAACTATTGAAAGTGGTCGCTGGGATAAGATGACTTTCAACGAAAAGAAATTAATTGTCAGTTATGAGGACTCTATACATGTAGCTAACGCGTTGTCAGATTTAGGTATTTGGGATAAATTGAAGCCTGAACAAAAAAGTATGATTGCGAATGCAGATACTAGTCTGGCGTTACAAAAAGCTCTGCAAGACATGGGAGTTTGGGACAACTTACCTCCATCAATGAAAACTTTAGTAGTTGATAATTCTGATGTAATAAAGAAAATGAATTCTTCTAAAGGGATGTTAGTTAGCTATAACGGAACGAACGTAGATTTAAAGACGCTTTTAGCAAATAACTATGATGTTAGGAATAAAATTCAGAGTGGTAAAGATGTTATTGTTCAATATAACGGACAAAAGGTGAATCTTAAAAACCTTTTTGCAAACAACAGAGACCTATTATCAAAAATAGATAGAGGTAGTAGAACAGTCGACGACTATAACAACATAGCTGTCCATAGAAAAGATTTAGTTATTAATTCCAACGCAGAGGCTACTAAAAACGCTATTGACAATGCTATAAACTCGTGGCGTGATATGCTCAACATGAAAAATCAAAAAGTAATTTCTATTGCATACAAAACGAGTGGTAAAAGTCCAAGCGGAATTCAAGAGGTAGGTTATGCAACTGGGACAAATAACCACAAAGGCGGACCTGCATTAGTTAACGATGCCAATGGAAGCAACTATGAAGAAATGATTACCACCCCGGATGGGAATAGTTTTGTTCCTAAAGGTCGTAACGTTCTTCTTAATCTACCACGAGGTACCGAAGTGCTACGAGGGGATAAAACAGCTAAAGCTTTGAGTAATGTACCTCATTATGCCAAAGGTACTAAAACAAGCTATGCGAAAAATGTAAGTAATAAAATATCAAATGTGCAAGTAGATTACAAAACAGGCGCAATTAGCGCACAATCGTACATTAATAAATTAAAACAAATTAATAAGCAATATCGCTTAAATGCGGCGCAAACAAGACAAATCAAATTAAATATTGCAAGTGCGAATAAAGAAATTAGTACTCAAAAAACAAAGCTTAATAAGTCGATAAAAAGCAGCACACAAAAGTATTATGATAACGTAGCTAAAATAAATAAAACAGCTAAGGAATCTATTAACGAAGCGAAGAAGACTTATAACGATGCTCTTAAATCAAATCAAGAAGCCGCATATAATCAGACTGGATTATTTGATGCTGCTGTTACAGAAAAAGCAAGCGGAAGTGATTTAACTAAAAATCTTAAATCACAAACAGCCCAACAAAGAGATTTTATAGCTCAACTTGATAAAATGAAAAAACGCGGTGTTAGTAAAGGGCTTATAGATGAGATACGCAATATGGGCGTAGGCGCTACAGGACAAACTAAAGCAATTGCTGGCATGTCCGATACGCAACTGAAACAATACCAAGCGGAGTGGAGTAAAAAACATGCTAATGCAAACAAGCTGGGTTTAGATGCTTCTGCAAATGATAAAGCGACTATGGATAAAGCTGTTAAGGTGGCGAACGATAAAGCTAAAAAAGATTTGGCAAATGCGAACGCTTCTTGGTTGAAAGAACTTGATAAAGCAAAAGAATATCGCACTGCTGGATCTAAACTTGGTGTACAGACCGTAGCGGGGATTATTCAGGGTTTTAAGCAAATGGATGGGCCATTAGCAAAACAAGCTGATGGACTAGCTAAAACAATTGAATCAACAATCAAAAAAAGGCTAAAAATCCACTCTCCTTCCCGGCTAATGAGTGATGAGGTTGGTAAACAAGTACCAGCTGGAATTGGAGTCGGAATGCTTAAGAATCTAAATACTATAGATTTGGCGGCTCATAAAATGCAAAAACATTTAACAAGTCTATCACCTGCTATTTCAGTCCCAGTTACTCCGAACACAAAAGAAATTACGGCTTACTCAGGGGCTTCTATAGCAACGCAAGGAAGCGGAAACCCAGTTACGGTACAACCAATTCAAATTGTTAATAAAACAACGTTAGATGGTCGCGTAGTAGCTGAGGAAACGGTCGACTTTATAACAGAAATTCAAAACAACCGTATTATTAGAACTAATCGAGCACAAGGAGTGATTTTATGAGCTTAGGATTCACATACAAAGGTATTCATTCATTTGATAAGCATGTGGAAATAATTGACATTAAACCACCATTGTTCCCACAAAACGAAGGTAATACGGAAAGCGTCAGTGGTCGTATTGGCGCTTTTTATTTTGGCCCAAATGTTGGTCAACGGGGAATACAATTAGAAATACAAATTGTTGGAGATAACCTTAAAGAATTAAGTGAGCGGGCTACATCTGTCGCTGATTGGTTGATGCAGGTAGATGCAGAAGAACGCTCTTTGGTAATTGATGATGCGCCTGAAAAGACGTATTATGGTCGATTTGAAGGATCTACAGACTTAGATAGGCTTTTATATAACGGACGGGCAACGCTGAATTTTGTTTGTTCAGACCCGTATATTTATTATGAACAAGAAGAATTTGAGCTAACTAGTGAAAGTAACAAATTACCAGTTCGTGGTTCACAACCTACCAGCCCTGTGATTGGAGCAGTTATAAAACAGGATGTCACTTATATCGCTATATCGAATAAAGAAGATTACTTATACATTGGAGAGGGCGTTGATCCAGATTCTGGAGAAACTCCAGTTAAACCATCGGAAATAATATTAAACGATCCAATGAACGTGCTTTCAACTTGGACACCAATGAAGCAAGCGGATTTAACATTTCAGCTTGATGCTAACAATGGAATTATTGATGGAAGTTTTACTTCAACCGCAAATGTATTTCGAGCATCTGATTATGGTGTTGGAACACAGTGGCATGGCCCGATGAGTAAAGTAGTTCTTCCCCAAGCGCAGGATAACTGGCGTGTAAGAATGCGCCTTCAAAACATAGCATCAACACAAAAGCAACAAGGTAAATTAGAAGTGTATCTTGTTGATGAAAAAGGAGCAAAAATTGCAACGTTTCAAATAAAAGATAATGCCACAAATACCGAAGTCAATATTGTTAAAATATCTATTGGCGATCAAAATGTTGCTAATTATCCTGAAAAAGATTTGTTTAATGAGGCAGGGAAAGTTACTAAAACATACAAAACAGTTTCAACTAGAAAAAAAGTTAATGGGAAATATAAAACAGTGACAGAAAAGGTGCAAACAGGCGCATACAACGAATACAGAGATTTTTATGGTTACTTTATCCTAACCAAAATAGGCAATCAATTTACCGCCGAAATTATCAAACTTGATAGCAATATAAAGCCTGTCTGGACAAAGAAAAAAGTATTTGTAGACACCGCTAATAAATACACAAAAAAATTAGCTCAATTAAATATATACGCTGCAGCATCAGGCACACATGACCCAAATAGGGACTTATTTTTCACAGATACACTTGTTGAAAAATTAAATATTGTTGCAAACACAGCTCCGCAAGTTATAGCTCATGCATCCGATGAATTAATGTTTGATTTTGAAACAGAAACAATTTATAAAAATGGCATTCCTTTTATGCAGAATCTAGCGATAGGAAGTCACTTTTTTAAGTTATTTGGTGGTACAACAGAAATATTAAATGTATCTCCGTTTGAAGCGGCAGATTGGACCGTATATGTTAGGCCAAGAACTTTTTAAAGGAGTGTTTAAATGTTATTGATATTAGATGAAAATAAAGAAATTGTAAAATCCATATCTGCTGACTCCACAAATGGAACTCATTATTTTAACGATTCACACACGGAGAAAGTCATAGATTTTGATTCAACTTATGAGTTTTCTGTTTCTGTTGATGATGAAAGTTCAAAATATTTAACTTGTGGTAACTATGTAATGCTTCAAGATTTAGACGACGATACTATATTATTCAAAATCATAGAAGTACAAGACATCAGAGACGACAAGAGTCCTCGGCCTCAAAAGCGAATAGTTTGTGAGAATGTTTTTATATTTGATTTGAATAATGTTATTGTGCCCGACCGAGTTTTAACAGATACCAATATTGGACCAGTATTAACTTATATACTCGGAGGAAGTGGGTGGATTCCGCAAGATACTGAGAATGTTGGAGCGGTAGCTACTTTGGAGTTAACTGGATATGTAACTGCACAAGAAGCGTTGCATCAGGCTTGTGCAGCGTTTGATTGTGAGGTGAAATTTTATGTAAAAACTTATCAGGGAAGAATAGTAGGATACTATTGTAAAGTTGCGAAAGAATTTGGTGAAAATGAAGGCGTTAGAGTAGAAAGTGGCGTAGGTATTAAAGGGATAACCAGAAAGGCATTATTTACAAATATAAAAACCGCTCTTATTCCTTTGGGGGCTACACAAGCAGACGGGACCCAGCTAACTATATCTACTATAAATGGCGGCTTGAATTATATATCTAACGATGAAGCAAATAAGCAATATAATCCTAGCGGCACAGGTTATTTAATGGCCAAGATGGTAAATGAAAATATTACTAATGCTACTGCGTTAAAACAATGGGGTACGCTAGAACTTAGAAAGTTATCATCACCATCATATCAATACGAAGTAAGTATTTTGATGTTAGAACAAGTTTACGGATTTGAAGCACATCGAGTAAGGAAAGGTAGCTATGTAAGGATTATTGATTTGGAAATGAACCCATCTGTGACAGTACAAGCTAGAGTTATTGAACTAAATATTTGTTATAGCGATATGTCGAAAAGCACTTGTGTAGTTGGAGATTTTATTGATGTCAATTCAGCTACACCTGCGATTATTAATCAATTGAGAGAAAATGCGAAGGTATCTACAAATGCTAATAAAGTTGCAACAATAGCAAGTAATAAGGCTGAAACAGCACAGCAAATTGCAAGTAATGCTGAAAATGCAGCAAATGATGCAAATACAAACGCAACAGATGCAAAACAAGTAGCAAATGATGCAAAAGATTCCGCTGTTACAGCAATAGATACAGCTAATAATGCATTAATGAAAGCTGGTGATAACAATAAACCCTTTTATGGGGAGCTACCGCCAGCTATTCCGAAGTTGAACGATACCTGGTTCAAAATAGATGAAGAACAAACTACTATAACAGGTGTTTTTAAGTGGACTGGCATAATCTGGGAAGAGATACCATTGGATTATAACGCTTTAAAAGTGGGTGAGTTATCAGCGATTACTGCCAAATTGGGGAATGTAGAGAGTGGAAGTATCACAGGTGCTGAATTTATTCATAATATTAATTATCGTGATGAAGAAGGAAATTTGTTTACTGGAACCGTCACAATGAATGATGATGGTTTTAACGCTGCTACATTACTACCAACTGGTGCTGGTTCAGCTATTTTGAAAAGTGATGTCACAACGCTTGGTGGATTGAAAGTGGCTCAGCAATTGATGGATCATAATATTTCTGGTGAGCTCAAAGAAACAATGTTAAGAGGGGATTCACTAGATTTCACTAAAGATGGGCAAACAACTTTATCTATAAACGCTGATTTATTTTACTCAATGAAG